CTTTGAAAGTCAAAACGCAAGTCATCAACTTGTTTATAATAACGAGGCGCATGGCACTCATAGATGGAGGCAAACCGCTGCAATAGATAAGATTAGATTAGAAGGTTACGTGGGAGGCAGTAACTATAATGGTCGTTATGAAGTTTGGACGATAACGTAGGAAATAATAATTATGACAACTTTATTTAAAAATGTTGACGGTGTTCAGGTAGAATTAACCGCAGAAGAGATTTCTGAACAAAAGCAACAACACGATTATTACGATCAGCATATTGCTCCTACTGTGGGTAGAGAGAAGCGAAATTCTTTATTAGAGGCAACAGATTGGTGGGCAGTAGGGGATATTATAATGACTGAAGAACAGCGTTCTTATCGTCAAGCTCTGCGAGACATTACCGCCCATGATAAATGGCCTCTATTGATGCCAGAAGATTGGCCGACTAAGCCATGACGCGGCAAAACTGGCAGATGTTTTCTGGAGCAATCCCCGAATATAGAGTTGACGAAATCGTAAAGTTGGCTGGGGAAACAACGGAAGCGTCAACATTTAATGAAGGTGGGTCTGATGTTCGTAAAAGCCGCGTTGCATGGCTTACGAACAACAAGCCTGTTTTGGATCTTTTGTACGACTTTGTAGACATGGCGAATAGAAATGCTTTCAAGGCTCATATTTACAAAAAAGCTGACATACAGTTTACAGAATATCTTGGGTCTGAGGGCGGTCACTACTCTTGGCACCATGACATTGATTGGAACCGCGATGATGGCTTAGACCGTAAGTTATCAGTGACCGTGCAGCTATCAAGCCCAGATGAATATGAAGGCGGAGATTTTTCGTTTAGCGAGTGTCAAAGCCCCGACAAAAGCTCCAAAGAAAAGGGAACGGTCTTAGTTTTCCCAAGCTATTTGCAACATGCAGTGCAGCCTGTGACAAGCGGCACAAGACGTTCTTTGGTGGCATGGTTTGAGGGGCCAAGGTGGATTTAAATGATTAGCGGAAGCCCAATATCCAGTGCAGCGATTGCTGATGTAGGTACGTTTGAACAAACTATTCCAAACGAAAGCGTTTCTACCGGCGTGCCGACCGTGGACACCACGGCAATATCTCAAGATCATGTCGTAACACTGGTATATACTGCCAACCCAGCAAGCGTGCCAAATTTAACTTGCTTTGAGGATGAAAGCTTTTCGGCGCCTAACGTTATTGCTGGGCATGTTCGTGTTGGTGATGGTGTATTTACTCAAGAACACACGTTAGCGGGCGCCGATGTATCGGCTCAAACCCCAACGGTTGCTACATCCGCAATAACTCAGGTTCATAGTATTGCGGCAAATGATGTAAGCGCCGGATCGGTGGCCATTCCAACTGCGACTGCGATCATTCAGCACGTTTTGGCTGGTAATGATGTTTTCACGCAAAACCTGACAATCGCTACATCAGCGATAACGCAGGTTCACAACATTGCAGCAAATGACGTTAATACATCAAACCCAACAGCGGCAAGCTCAGCAATCGCGCAAGACCATCAGATCACGACTGACGGCGTTTTGTGTGGATCTGTAGATGTCGGGCTTGCGAGGTTTAAGTGGCAGGAGGAGCCCGTAACGCCGACGACTTGGGCTGATCAATCTATATCTGCCAACACTTGGACAGAACAGGAAGCGGCGTGATGGACGCCGATCTGCTTTGGACGGCTGCATTGACTGCCGGATTGGGCCTGATCGGCTGGGTGTTGAAGAGCGCTGTGGACGAGATGCAGCGCCTCAATATTCTGCTAAACAAGACCCGCGAAGAAATCGCCAAAGATTATGTCACCAAGGCAGACAGCAGCGCCGTCATGGGTCAGATCGTGGCGCGCTTTGATCGCATCGAAGAAAAAATAGACCGCCTGATGGAGCGATGAGCCATGATAGACCCCGCCACGGCAATCATGGCAGCGTCCACCGCGTTTAATGCAATACGCAAAGGCTGTCAGATCGGGCGGGATCTGGAGGGCATGGCAGGCGATCTGGGGCGCTGGTCTAAGGCGATCAGCGACTTCGACTTTGCAGCGAAGCGCGTAGAAAACCCAAAATGGTATCAGAATTTCGGCAGCGTCGAGCAGCAGGCGATGGATCTGTTTGTGCAGAAAAAGCAGCGCGAAAACATGCGCGACGAGCTGCGCAAGATGATCTCAGAAACGCTTGGCCCGTCTGCATGGCAAGAGCTGATTAAAATGGAAAACGAAATACGCCAGAAACAGAAGGACGCGATGTATAAGCGCATCGAGCGCAAGGAAACCATCATTGCATGGGCGGCTGGCCTATTCCTGTTTCTGATTTGCGTTGGCGCGCTGTTTGGGTTTGTCTGGATCGCGGTGCGGCGCTGATGGCAGACGGCGTGTCAGGCATAGGCAGCGCACCGTTTAACGTAGGCAGCGACATACACCAGCAATCGCAGACGCGTGAGCGCATAGAAACGCATCTGGCTGAGCAGATGGTGGCTAAGCAGCACAGGGCCAACCACACGCATCTGGAGGCGCTCAGGGAGCAGAAGTTGGATCTGGGCAAGGCTTATGATAGGTTTGGCACCAAGACCACCGCTGACAGGCCGCAAGGCACAAACATCAACATAGAGGTTTGAATATGACACCAGAGAAACTAGACGCTTGGCGCATTGTTCCGCGCCTGCTTATCCTGAGTTACATGGTCGTGTTTTATCAGACGTGCAACTGGTTCATGGGGCTTGACTTACCAAACAACGCGCAGGCAGGCTTTGTCAGCGTGATCGTGGGCGCCGGAGCGGCGTGGTTTGGCCTATATGTAAACGGAGGTAAAAAATGAGCATCCTGAGCGCCTTGATCGGGCCTGCAACGGATCTCGCTGGCAAGTTTATCCAAGACAAGGATGCCGCCGCCAAGATGGCGCATGAGCTGGCCACGCTTGCCGACAAGCAGGCTCAGGAGGCCATGCTGGCGCAGATAGAGGTCAACAAAGCCGAAGCTTCTGGCAACTGGTTTCAAGCGTCATGGCGCCCGCTTTGCGGCTATGTGTGCGTTCTGGGGCTGGCGGTAAACTTTCTGATCTCGCCGATAGCTGCGGGGTTTGGGTTCATGGTGCCACAGGCCGACATGTCGGTGATGATGCCGGTGTTGACGGGTATGCTTGGATTGGCCGGAATGAGGTCATATGAAAAGGTTAAACAGGTGACGAAATGACGTTCAAATTGAGCAGACGCAGCCTTGATAGGCTTGAGGGTATTGATGATGGCCTGCAGGCTGTCGTGAAGATGGCCATCACGCTGACGAAGACCGATTTTGGTGTGGTGCAGGGGATGAGAACCATTGAACAGCAAAAGGAGCTGGTCGCCAAAGGCGCAAGCCAAACCATGAAATCAAAGCACCTTGAGGGCAAGGCATTCGATATTATGGCCTTCATAAATGGCAGGGCGAGTTGGGAGCTGTCGGTCTATGATGATTTGGCGGATGCTATCAAAGAGGCGGCCATACAGCTCAATGTGCCTATATGCTGGGGCGCGGCGTGGGCTACAGCCGAAATGCCATACCCAATGGATATTAGAAAGTGGGAAGGAACGATGGAAGAGGCTATGAACGCTTACATCGATCTTCGCAGGTCGCAATCGCGCAGGCCGTTTATAGATGGCCCGCACTTTGAGCGGATAGATTAGCCAAGCGTAGACGATTTAGTGCGGACGTAGTATACTCAGCGAAAGATGAGGATTTGACATGACAATCACGATAACCAAAGCGACGGTGGGCGGCTCGGAAGACCAGTGGGGCGCTATAACGAACACTGCTCTTGATGATCTTGTAAATGTATTAAACGGAGTGACCGCCAGCACGCCTGACTTGACCGCTGGATCGTGGAAGGTGGGCGGTGTCGCGGTCACGTCTACGGCAGCCGAGCTTAACATACTTGACGGCGTGACGGCGACAGCGGCAGAATTAAACCATGTGGATGGTGTGACCAGCAATATCCAGACGCAGTTTAACGCATTAAGTGGCGTTTATGCGCCGCTGTCCTCTCCGACATTCACCGGCACTGTAACTACCCCATCACTTACTGTTTCTGGTGGAACGCAAAATTGGACAGCAACTGCAAGCGGCACCAATCTTACGTTTGCTTACAACGGTGTTGCTAAAATGAGGATTGATTCCAGTGGAAATTTAACTGTCACAGGCGATGTGACCGCCTTTGGCAGCTTGTAGGAGGGTATTCAAGCATGTCTGTGCCCGCAGGAACAGCAAGCCTTAGCGATATACAGACTGAGTTTGGCGGCTCAAATCCTATATCGCTTTCAGAATACTATGGCGCCCTTCCCAGCATACCTTCCAGCGGGGCTATATCTATTGATGACTTTCGTGGTAAGCAGAATGTTTTTGTCCTTACCTCAGATACTTTTACCAGCTCAATAACCTTAACTGCAAATGACATAAACGGAAGTGCCGGTGCTTGGATTGGAGTGTCTGGCGGCGGCGGCGGCGGCGCCGGCGTGGTATATGGTAACTTCGCAAGAGGAACAGGCGCGGCTGGTGGCGTTGGTGGTGACTTTGGCTTTTTTGTCAGCGATGTAACCACTTTAATTGGCGCTTCTTTTACCGCTGGCGCCGCAGGGGCGGGCTCATTTACTAATGGCGTTGCGGGCTCATTTGGTATCTCAAGCACTGGCGGCACTGGCGGCACCAGCACATTAAGCTTTACCGGCGTAAGTATATCTTGCACAGGCGGTACGGGTGGCGTGGGCTATACGGGCGGCTCTACTGGGTCTGGCACTGCAGGCAATGCTGGTACAAGTAGTGGATCTGGTGTTACAGATATAGATGTTGCCGCCTCTATTGCCAGTTTTTACTCTGGTAAAAATGTTACCGGCCCACAGTCAATACCCCCTTCGGCTGGCGGCGGTGCTGGCCCTGTGGTTGTTACGGGGGACGGCAGCACCGCCGGCTCGTCTACTGGTGGCACAGGCGGCGTGGGCAAGCTTGTAATAATATACGAGGCAGTATGACACTTATTCCCCTTGATATCCCCGCTGGATTTTACCGAAACGGCACTGACCTCGAACAGTCTGGGCGCTGGCGTGATGGCAGCTTGGTGCGCTGGCGCGATAACAGCTTACGCCCAATCGGCGGCTGGCAAGAGCGCAAGGCGTCCTTCTGCACTAATCCCGTGCGCGGGATGCACGCTTGGGAAAGCAACGACGGGTCTGCGTGGCTTGCTGGGGGCTCGCACAGCGAGCTGAAAGCCATGACTGGCGCTGGGATCATCTACGACATCACGCCAAGCAACTTAGCGGCTGGACGTGAAGACGCCGAAATTGAAACGGGGTATGGCTACAGCTTTTACGGCACAGGCTACTACGGCACGCCGCGTCAGCAACTTGCATCCTCTGTGCCTGCAGAGGCAACGACGTGGAGCTTGGATAATTTTGGCGAATACTTGGTTGCCTGCCATAAAGATGACGGGCGCCTTCTTGAGTGGCAGCTTGGCACAGGCAGCGACGCTGCGGTAATTGCAAATGCTCCGGTTGGGAATCTTGGCCTGTTGGTCACTGAGGAGCGTTTTATCTTTGCGCTGGGCGCGGGCGGCAACCCGCGTACAGTGTCATGGTGCGATCAGGAGAACAACACCCTATGGACGCCCGCATCCACCAACCAAGCTGGATCGCAAATCCTGCAGACGTCTGGCCAGATCATGCAGGCGATCCGCACCAAGGGGCAGACGCTAATCATAACGGACACAGACAGTCACGCGGCTGTATACGCAGGCCCGCCGTTTATTTACTCATTTTCTCGCGTTGGAACCTCTTGCGGGGCCATATCTCGCAAATCTGCCGTCGATACGGATTTGGGCGTGTTTTACATGGGGCAGCGTGGGTTCTTCTATTTTGATGGAAACAGTGTGCGCGAACTGCCGTGTGACGTGCATGATTATGTTTTCGGCGACTTTAACAACGCGCAGCAATCTAAAGTGTGGGGCGTGGCAAACGGGCAATTTGGAGAGATTTGGTGGTTTTACTGCTCCGAAGGTAGCACCGAGATCGATAGATATGTCGCCTACGACTACACCGAGCGGCATTGGCTGATTGGCAACTTGGCGCGCACGTCGGGTACAGAGCGTGGCGTTTTTCGCTATCCATTTATGTCTGGAGAATATTCACAAACTGTAAATTACACTGTCACGGTTGTGAATGATGGCGGAAATAAATACGCAATAGAGGGCATTTCTGGGTCTGCCCCGACCCTAAGTTTTGCGCGAGGAAACACATATGTGTTTGACCTTTCAGATGCCTCAAACGCTGGGCACCCCTTCGCGTTTAGGACAAGCGCAGATGCGTCATACACAACCGGCGTAACTACGACAGGCACAGCCGGACAAGCTGGAGCAAAAGTAACTATCGTTGTTGCGGCTGATGCGCCAGACAGCTTAAAATACTATTGCACGGTGCATGGTAATTCTATGGGCAATACAATTGCGGTTGGCGGGCCTGTCAGTATCTTTGAGCATGAGGTCGGGTTGAACGTAGACAGCGGCGCAGTATTCGCAGAAAGCGGCCCTGTCTCGATTGGAAACGGCGACCAGACAGCGCATGTCACGCAGTTAATACCGGACGAAAACACGCAGGGCGACGTGAACGTGACATTTAAGACACGCTTTTATCCAAACGACACAGAGACAAGCCACGGGCCATTTACGCCCACCAATCCGACGTCTGTGCGATTTGCTGGGCGCCAGCTAAGGATGCGCGTTGAAGGCGCTAAGCTGGCCGCGTGGCGTGTAGGCAATATGCGCGTTGACGTTAAGCCGGCAGGGCGCCGGTAATGGCATCTCCGATACTGCCACCGATTGGCGATGATCTGCGCCAATGGGGAAGGGGCCTGACGCGCTACCTGACGATCAACTTGTACAAGCTGGGGTTTAAGACGCCTGACAGTAGCCCCGCTGAAAACGGCGTCATCTTGTGGGATAATGCGAACGGTTATCCTGTTGTGTCAAAGAATGGCGAGTTTAGACAGATCGTTCTGGAAGATGGCCACGCTGATTTTATTAAAACGGCTGACGTCGTGCCGGCGGTTGCGAATACAGCTTACAAACTGACTTACGACGCTCCCACCGGCAATGAAGGAATAACACAAGGGACACCAGCTTCAAGAATTGTTTTCGAGGAAGCTGGAGAATATGTGATTTCGTTTTCCGCGCAAATATCATCGACGTCAGCCAGCACGGTTCACTTCTACTTCTGGCCAAGTATAAATGGCACTGACGTCGCCAATAGCGCAATGACGACTGCGCTGCACCAGAACAACGCCACACTGGTGACATCCCGCACGCAGATATTTACCGTGACGGCGGGGCAATATCTTGAAGTGAATTACATGATTGACAGTACAAGTGGCTTCCTGAATTACACCGCAGCGTCTTCTCCAGTGCCCGCAATACCTGCGTCAACGCTTTCGATTACGAGGCTTCACGGATGATTGATAATGTTGTACAATTCGGGAAAGCGCAGCGTGTGACGGTCTTACCAGTGCCGGAGGGCGAGGTTGCAAACTACATCGACAGTGGCTTGGAGCTACTGGCCCCAGCGGTTAGACGGGTTGACCAAAACGTCAATCTGGAAGATGTAAGAGAAGATATAATGGCTGGCACATCTATATTGTGGCTAGTTTACGTTGGAGACAAGTTGACCGCAGCGATCACCACATGCGTTGTGAAACACCCTCAACGTAAGAACCTCAAGATAGAATTTATGGGCGGTAAGTACATGCATATATGGATGGACGAGGCAGTAAAGGTTTTGGCGGGGTTGGCTTTAGACGCTAACCTTGACGCCGTTGAGGCAGATGGCCGCAAAGGCTTTGAAAAATATGTTAAAGGGTCTACATTCCGGCCAATTTATACGCACTATGAGATGGAAATACGATAATGGGCAGTAGCAGCACCGAAACAACCACAAGCACTATGGATCCATTCCAAAAGAAAGTTTTGGATTATCTGTACGACAAAACGTATGCCATAGCAGAAACCCCATATGAGGAATACGCAGGCACGACAGTTGCCGAAATGGATCCTTTAATGAAAGCCGCATATGAGGGTTACGGCGGCCTGACAACGCCAGAGGAATATGCGGCGGCGGCTGATGTTTATTCTGGTATTGCTGCGGAAACGCCTGAGCAGCGCATGGCGCGTGTGCGTGGGTATCAGGACATGTACACAGAGGGCGTCATCGACCCCATGATGGCTCAAGCGGAGCGCAGACGTGCGCAAGAGCGCGTTGGTGAGGCTGCGGGCGTCACTAAGGCAGGCGCTTTTGGTAACGTGCGGCGCGGCGTATTTGAGGGCGAGCGTGAAGCTGCTTATGACACGCAGCGAGACGTGATGGTTTCCGAGCTGATGCAAAAAGGCTTGAGTTATGGCGAAGCGGCTGTGGCGGCTGAAAATCAAGCCAAGATGGCAGGCGCCCTTGGCATGACATCTACAGCCGGCGCGGCTAAAAAGGATGAGCTGGCCAATTTAAGCGCCATGATGACTGCGGGCAGCATCCCAATGGATATCGAAGGCGCAAAGTTAAAAGAAGCTTACGACAAGTTTATGATGGAGAAGCAGTATCCGCTCGCATCTCTGGCTGGGATGTTCTCAACGGCGGGGCTTATTCCGGCGGGCATTGGAACGTCCACGACAACAAGCAAAACAGGCGGCATGGGGCCGGCACTGGGCACGCTTGGCAATCTAGGCATGTCCGCAGCAAGCATGGGCGCATTTGGCCCCGCCGGCATGGCCTTCGGCGGCATGGGAATGGGTGCTGGGTATGGCATGGGCTACGGCGGCCCGCTTAGCATGGGGAGGTATGTCTGATGATTGCAACGCAAGAAATAATCGACGCGCTGGCGCTATCCGGTATGCCGCCAAATATGCTGCCGCTTGAAGGCGAAACGCTTACGCAGAATGACATAGATTTATTTGAACGGGCACAAGCTGCGCAAGCAAACAAGCCGTTTGTGCCGCCGTTAAGTCCACCATCAGCGGGATCTGGGCAGCCACCCAGCGCAGTGCCTACGGATCTTGCTGTGCCGTTTGTTCCGCCTCAAGCTACGCCGGCCACCGCGCCTCTGGATGCGCCAGCCGCGATGCCAATGCGGCAGCCTGCAACGCCGGCAGGATTTCAGCTTGGCGCTGGCATCTTGCAACAACCAACGCAGCCTGCGCAGTCTTCAGACCCATTTGGCAACTTGTCCAAGCAGCAACGCATGATGTTGGCGTTTTCCGCGATAGCAGACGCAGGCTTAGCCGCGCAGGGCAAAGAGGGCACGTCTTTCGCAAGAACGCTTAAGGCGTTTGGCTCCATGGCGGATACGCAGCGCAAGCGTGACGCGGCTGCGCAGCGGCAGCAGATGTTGCAGCAAGTTATGGGTGGCGGTGCTGCGGTTGGCGGATCAATTGCAGATATGAGCGTGGAGCAGCTTATGCAGCGCCAGCAAGCGCTTGCAAATTACGCTATTATGAACCCAAGCATGGCGCAGGGAATTGCGCCGACGATGGATATTATTGAGGCTCGAATAGCGCAGCTAAAAGAAACTGGGTCGGCGGCTACTTTAGGCAGCCTTGGTTTGGACGCAATTAAAAAGCTAATAGACAGCCCAGACATAGGCCAAATCACTGGAACGTCAGCGGTTATCAACTCTCTTTTGGAGCGCTTCAATTTAGCTCCTAGATATAGCGACCTTATGAGCTTTGTAGATCAGCTTGCTGGTATTAACTTTATGGAAGCATATGTGCAGCTAAAAGGCGGCGGCCAAATTACCGAGATAGAAAGTGAAAAGGCCACGGCGGCAAGGACGCGCCTTGATAGAGCGCTCAAGGGAAACCCCGAAGACTTAAAGGTGGCTCTGCTTGAGCTGGAAGGGTTATTTAAAGAGGCGCTGTCCAAAAACCCATCTTACACCGAAGAGGGTGACATTCGTGAAGAAGATAGACGTTTCTTTGAGAGCGGAGGCTAAATAGTGGCTTACACATTAGAAGAGCTTAGGGCGGCAGGCCAAAAAGCGCTGCAAGCATATGATGCGGCTGTCGCTGCTGGCGACATGGACGAGGCTAAAAAGATATCAGGTTCTGTAAGCCGGATAGCCAGCCAAGCCAAAATGCTGGAAGCGCAGCAGGCGCAGCAAGCTCGCGCGGAGCGCCCAGCGCCATTAGTTGAAACTGCACAATCTCTGCCGCCAGCGATGCTGCGCGGCGCTGCTGAGACGGCTGGCTTCGTGTCAAAAGCTTTGCCTGCGCTGGAAACTGGCATACAAGCTGGCGGGCTAAAGCTTATGCAGGCTCTGGGATTGGCGGGCGAAGGAGACGTGCAGGCGGCAATGCCTGCCGCGCCCACGATGCAGTCGCAGTTGCCGGAAGCCATGGCTCGACTAACGCGTGGCTATAGCGAGCAACGCGCGCCAGCGGATAATGTGCCAGCGCAATATGCGGAGACAATAGGCGAGTTTGCTGGCGGGGCGTTGGCCTTTCCATTCGGCGGCCCGTTTAGAGCGGCGAAGCAAGCCATAGTTCCCGCTCTGGCGAGTGAATCCGCCGGTCAGGTAGCCCAAACCTACGCGCCAGAATATGAAAGCCAAGCGCGCCTTCTAGCCGCTCTAGGCGTGCCTGTCGCGCAAGTGGCGGCAACGCCTGCGCTGCGGCGTATGGCTATTGGCGACCCCGAAGAGGTTCGCGGGTACTTGGCTGGCACTAAGCGCCCAGAGAGCGTGCAGACTTTAAAGAGCGCTGGCGTTGAGGACATTTCAGCAGGCCAGCAAATAGGCTCTGAGCAGTTGATGCGGCTAGAGGGAAGAGTTTCCCCAACATTAAAAAGTCAGGCCCAGCTCACCAAGGCGGCTCTGCGCGAAGCAGGCGTAACAGGCGACGTTTTGGCGACGCCTTCAGTGTTGAATAAAAGACGGAATGAGCTTGGCGCTGTGTTTGACTTGGCGGATGATGCGGTTGTTTTACCGCCCTCAATGCAAGAGGGTAGCAGGATGTCTATGGCCGTAAATGACGCGATACAAGATGTGACTGTCGGAAAGGTTCCTGACCGTTTGGTCAACATTGCAGATAAATTTATCAATGCAGCGGCTGGCAGGATACAAATAAGCGCCAATGACTTGAGCAAGCTGCGCACAGACTTGTCAAAGCAGTTAACTAGATTTGCCAAAGAAAACGATCAGGTAAATTATAAACTTGCTTACGACATGAACGAAATTGTTGACGATATGATCCAGAGAAATGTGGGAGCATCTTCGCCAGAATTGCTTGATGATTTACTGAAAGCCCGCAAAGAATACAGATCATTTTTGACCGCTGAAAACGCCGTCAATCGCGCCGGATCTGACGCCAGTGCAGGCATCATTACTCCCGCCGCCTTAGCGTCTGCAGCTCGCAAGCGTGAAGGCGTTGCGGTGCGTCGCGGCACTGGAACAGATTTGTCTGAAATTGCGTCTGCGGCAGAAGAAGTCTTGCTGCCTCTACCTACCGTTATGGCCGGCGGCCAGCGTATGATCCCCAGCCAAGTGCAGAGCGCTCTTGAGCTTCTGCCGTCTATGGTTGCGCGTCAGCAGCAGGGAACGCTGGCCCTGCCACTTATGCCCGCAATGAGCGCGCAGCTTGGCGAAAAGCTGGCGCGTCAAACCGGCGGATTGCTCGCCATAGACTAACTGGCCGCTGACTTCTTGGCCTTCGCCTTCGGCGCGGGCGCGTTCTTCAGCGCGTTGATCTGCGCGTTCTGATCCTCGATCACGGCAGCCGCTTCCTCGCAAAACCGGAACAACGCCATAACGTTGTTGACGCGGTGGGGTTGGTTCAGATTGCGCACCAGTTCGCGTGTCTTGTCGTCCATGGTATATCCTTTCAATACAAATGTTCCTCGATACTATCCGCCATGGCCTG